TCCAGTGGGCGACACCTTGTTCGCGTTCTCGATGTTGTCGTCGAGGGATACGCAAAAGCCACAAGCAATGTTGACGACACCGTGGACACCATAGCGGCCGAGGTTGAAACCGCGATTGCCAACGACTCAGATTTGAACGCGCTTGCAAAGGATTCGATCCTTGCAACGACCGAGGTCGAGTTAAGTGGTGACGCAGAAAAACCAATCGCCGTTGTTCGCATGACTTTCACCGTCGTTTATGTGACCGCAGACAACGCGCCGCAAACGGCACTTTGAGGACTGTTAAATGTTAATGACGAAAGGATCTGCCGTGGTTGATGTTCATCCGGCAAAAATCAAAGAGATGGAGTCGAAAGGCTACATCGCAAAAGTTGAATCAAAACCCGCGCCGGCAAAGCGCGAAACCAAGCAAGTCAAGACCGAGGAAAAGTAAATGGCTACACATCATGGGAAGTTGGGAACGGTCAAAATCGGCGCAAATGCCGTGGCCGAAATCAAGTCGTTTTCGTTGGATGAAAGCGCGGACACGGTAGAGGATACCGCGATGGGTGACACCGCGAAATCCTACCTTGTCGGAACAGTCGATGCGAGTGGATCAATCACTTGTCATTTTGACGAAACCGATACAACCGGCCAAGGCGCAATGACCGTCGGCGCAAGCGTAACGCTGAACCTGTACCCCGAAGGCGCAGATTCTGGCGATTACTTTGCAACGATGACCGCAATCATCAACAGCGTCGGTGTAAGCGTTGATATGGGCGACATCATCGAGCGGTCGTTCGGCTTTCAAGCCTCGGGCGGCGTAACGTGGGGAACTGTCTAGGAGATAAGTGATGAGTAAATCAGGTGCTGAAATTCTTGCCGCAGGGAAACTTGATTGGCGAAACAAACTCGCGGCTCCCATGTCGTCCATAAGAGTGGACGAATGGGACTGCGAGATTTTTTTCAAGCCGGCAACGCTTGAACAAAAAAATGCGGTTTATCAATTCCTCGCAAATAACGACCTTCAATCGATTGCTGAAACGATTGTTAGAAGGTCGTTAGATGCCGACGGTAAAAAATTGTTTTCGAACGCTGACAAAAAAGCTTTTATGTCGCAACTCGATCCGGACATTGTGAGTCGTGTCGCGGTTGCGATTAACGAAGAACCAGAATCGACTGTGGAGGAAGCAAGAAAAAACTCCGATTCGACTCGGAACTCGTCTTAATTTTCCGAGTCGCGGAACACTTAGGGATGACCGCAAACACAGTCATCACAGAAATGAGTTTGAACGAACTCACATATTGGGCGGCGTGGTTTGAATTTGTTGCCCAACAACAAGAGATCAAACGATAGTGGCAACAGCCGACGCCAGAATCAGAATCACCGCCGAGGATAAATCGGCGCGCGCTTTCCGTTCACTGCAACAGCGTATGGGAAAGACGACGAACATGATGAACGGCATGATCAAAGGTTTCGCCATGTTGGGCGGTGCGGCCGGCATGGGTCGAATGATCACGGCGACAGTTGAAGGTGCTGACAAACTGCAAAAGTTATCGCTCCGGCTTGGAACGACGACAGAGTTTTTGTCAAAAATGGAACACGTCGCCGGCCGCGCGGGTATTCAGTTCGAGACAGTGGTCAAAGCGTTGATGAAACTCCAGAAAAACGCTTACGACGCAGGGAACGGACTCAAAACCGCCGCCGATGCGTTCGAAGGTTTAGGTATTAACGTCGATGATTTCATAAAACTAAAACCGGCCGAGCAGTTTGAACTGGTGATGGAAAGCATCGGGGGCGTTGCTGATCAGAGTTTGCGGACAGGTTTCGCAATGGAAACGATGGGTCGGTCTGGCGCGGAAATGCTTCAGATTATCAACGACTCGCCGGAAGCGTTTGACGAGTTGATGAAAAGCGCAGAGTCGCTTGGCGCGACGTTGGATCAAGATGTTGCAAACGGCGCGGCCGCTGTTGCTGATGGTTTCCAAGATGTTAAAACCGCTTGGACTTCGTTAATGCGTGATGCGATCCTCGGGTCAAATGATTCGATGGTTACTTTGACAGGGATGTTTGTTTCTCTGGCAGAAAACGTTCGAGAGTTTTCCAGTCAAATTAAGTTCGTCGCGTTAGTCATGGTCGAACTGTTCGTAATTAAAAAAATCACTGCGTTGTTCACTGCAATGTCCGGCGCAATGTCGGTCGCAACTTTTACCGCGAGAGGATTGGGGCTTGCGTTGCGAACAATGTTTGGCGGGATTCCTGGTCTTATCGCAACAGCCGTCACCGCTTACATGATGTTCAAGGGCGAGGCCGACGAAACAACTGAATCAATCGAAGTGCAAACCGAGGCGGTCAAGGAATTGCGCGAGGAAATGAAAGGTTTAAACCTCGATCAATTGGCACAAATGGAACGCGAATTAGAGGTCGAACTTGCCGGTGTTAATTCTCAACTTGAAATAATGAACGCCGAGTTGGATGAAGCGCGCAATCTTATGGTTAATGCGTCGGGAGGTGGCGCATATGGATTTATAGAGGCGGCGAAAGACTTAAACACTGCACTTGTTGAAAACAATCAAACAACAGCGGTAGCAAATCAAGAACTCGTTCTTCTTGAAGATGCCTATGTCGAACTGGAAACGAAACTAAAAACAGTCCGCGACCAAATGGATGAATTGAAAAAATCAACCGACGAATCATCCGAATCCAATAAAAACGCAAAAGACTCGATCGATGATTTAGCCGATTCTGTTTTTGATCTCGACAAGGTTCTCCAAAAGCCGAGCATTCATCAGGGCGAAAAAATATGGGAAGGCTTGCCAAAGCCAATCGATAAAGCGGCCGAAGCAATGACCGCGTTCGGAGAAAGCGTTCACGACGTTCAACTTGAGAACGACATCCTGATCGACAAGATGGACAAATTGGATGAACTTTTTCGAGATGGGAAGATCAGTGGCGAGACTTACGAAAAAGTGATGCAAGATTTAGGCCAGTCTTTTGGCGAGGCCGCAGAGGATGGCGTTGCACTGGTTGAGGTTGTCGAGGACACCAAAACGGTCTTTGAGGATTTGGTTGAAGGGATAGACGGCTCTTGGACGACAATGTGGCAAGACCTGTTTGGCGGCGGTAAGACTGAGGACGTATTAAAAACCTTTTTAAATAACGTTAAAAAAATGTTTCTCGACACGCTTGCAGAGATCGTCGCCGCTTACACAAAAAAGAAAATCATCGAGTTGTTCACCGGATTGACGTCCGGCTTTTCAACTCTTGGATCGACCGCCGGAACAGCATTCACAACAAGCGCCGGAACTTCTATCGGAGCCGGTAGCGGGACAATCGCGTCAGCAATCTCAAGTTTATTTGGCGGGGCATCGACCAGTTCTGGAGTTGTTGCAAGCGCAACATCTACAGCCGGAAGCACCGCCGCGACAACGTTTATGAGTGGCGCAAAAACTGCGCTCGCAAACGCCGCCGGTTTTGCAGTGCCGCTTGCCATCGCCGCCTTCGGGTTCGGAAAGTCACAAAGATTTAAAAAGAAACTACGCGCGAAGTTCAAAGAAGTTATGAGCGATCCGACCATTGTCGGCAACTTGGCAGACGGACCGCTTGGCAACGGATTTAGAGAACTCGGACAGGTCGGAGAAGAATCATTTGTTCAAATCTCTTCCGCAGCTCGAAAAATGTTTCAAGACTTTTCGCAAACCTCCGGCGGTGTTGGCGGTGATCGAGGTGGACCGATTGGAATGATGACCTTCGGGCTGAAAGAGATGGAGGACGAATTCGGAAACGTCATTGTCAGCGCAACAAAATATAACGAGTTAATGGCGCACCTCGAACAAATGTCCCCATTCGTTGACCACGCTCAACACATTATGGATACCGTTCCCGCGTACGAAATCGCAAAAGACAGCATCAGCCTAGTAAACAGCGAAGCGTTCCGCGCAAAGGTGTTGTTTGAAGGGTTGGGCGAAAAAGGCAAATCGGCATTGAAAGGTATTCAAATTGACGCCGACAGGCTCGCCGGTTTCATGCGACGCGGATTTGTTACCTCTGCGGAACTTGCCCAGATGGGTCTGGAAAATATGGGTCAAATGTCCTCTGAAATGTTTGAAGAACTAATCGGATTCGCGAACGACGCTACAGGCGCAGTGGACAGTTTAGCAAGGGCGGCAAACAAGGCGTCACAAGCAACACAAAGCGCAATGGATTTAAAACACTCAGCCGGTTTCCAACACGGTGGTTCGTTTATCGTCGGCGGTAGCGGTGGCACAGATAAAACGCCGGTTTCGTTTATGGCAACACGCGGCGAGAGGGTTTCAATTGAAACGCCGAACCAAAGCAAGGCGAGCGGAAGCGATGGCGGCGGCGTGATTAAGGAACTCCGAGCGTTGCGCGCTGACCTTGCGAACGTTGTGGCGAAGCCCATTGTCGGAGCGGTAAGCCGTGGACAACTGGCGATGGCCGGTGGGGTCAGGCATTGAGTGTTTCAGATGCGGAATATCAGGCTTGGCTCGCAGACCCGCAAGAGGAACGAGTTGTGTTAGCGGAATTAAAAGCATATAGCGGCGGCAGTGAATCAACCTACTACCTCGGCTCGAAATATTTCCACACTAACGCCTCGGACACTCCGGCAAACACCACCTATGAAGGCGCACTGAAAGGTAGTCCATTTTTCTCAACGACCATGAGCGAAGCGTTTGGCGGTCGATCTTATGTTTCAATCGGCGAGATATCGATCGACAACTCGGACGGCGCGAAAGATGCGTGGATTGGTTACGCTTGGGACGGCCGCGAGGTCAAGATCAAGATCGGCGACCCGACTTGGGCTATCGCAGATTATCGAACGATTCTGTCAGGCGTCACTGAGAGGCTCTCAATTGGCGACGACTACACGCTGACCCTGACCCTCCGCGACAACCAACGCAAACTGGACGTTCCCATTCAAACCGCCCTGATCGCCAGTGGCGAAGAGACTGATCAGGTCGTGCCGTTGTGCTATGGCGAGGTTTACAACGTGACGCCGGTTCAGACAAACGCCACGACGCACGAATATCAAGTTCACGAGGGGCAGATCGAGGACATTGTTCAAGTTTATTTGGACGGCAAAGCGACAACGCTCACAGTCACAAAGGATTTAACCAACGGCAAGTTCACACTCTCGGGCGATCCTCAAGGCACAGTGACCGCCGACGTCAAAGGTCACAATCCGAGTGGGTCGTATAAGTCAAAGCCCGGAGAAATTATTCGAGCGATTGTGAGTCGAGTGCTGTCCGATCCGGCCGATCTCGACACGAGTGCGTTCACGACGTTTGACAGCGACTTAAACTACACGGTCGGCGTCTATGTTGAAAGCCGCGAAAATCTTCTTGACGTCCTTGATTCAATTTTGCCGGCCGGATGGTTTTACGGATTCAATCGAGCCGGAAAATTTACGCTTGCCGCATTGAAAGACCCCGCCGGATTAACGTCATCGATTACGATCGACGACCTCGAATCTCATGGCGACCTTGGCATTCAAAAAGCCGACGTTCCCGAATGGCGTGTTCGAGTCGGTTACAAGCAGAACTGGTCGCCGATGAGCGTCGGGACAGATTCAACAGTTGCGGAAGCCGACCGGCCGTGGCTCAAAACTCAATTCAATGAGGTCGCAAAAGCCGAGGACGCGGCGGTCAAAACAACGCACTTACTGGCGCAAGACCCTGACGTTCTGACTTCGACGATCGCTGGATCTACAAACGCGACCACGGAAGCAACGCGGCTTTTAAATCTTTTCAAAACTCAACGTTACACATATTCGGTCGGGGCATATGTCGCCCCGCTACAGGTCACGATCGGCGATTGCGTCACGCTTCAAGACGATCGTTTTAATCTTGCCAGTGGGAGCAAGTGCGTCGTCACTGGCATCACCGAATATTTGTTGGACAACAAAATCGAAGTGGAGTTGTGGCAGTGAGCGATTCGAAAATTCTCGGAACAAGCCATCTGGATGGCGTCACACTCGCCGCCACAAGTCAGGCGGGGACATATGTCGTCGAAAATTTAACAAACGTTCAGCCCGGAAAAATCTGGCGAAGTACATCGGCGGCGGCGCAAACGATCACCGGAGACTTTGGCGAGGAAAAGCGATCAACCGCGTTTTGCCTGTACGCCCACAATCTGTCGAATGACGGAAGCGCAACTGTCCGCGTGACACTTTCAAACGATAGCGGTCACAGCGACATCGTTTACGACACGACAGTTGAGGCAACTGATCCGCTTTATGGATGGGGAGAAGGACCGTATGGAATGGAAGGATACGGCGGTTATACATCCGAAGGGTGGACGCAACGGTTCACGGTTATCTGGTTCGACGCGACAGTCGTCGCCCGATATTTTCGGTGCATCATCACCGATACTGCGAACGCTTACGGATACGTTCAAGCCGGTCGCATTAAGGTCGGGCAACATATCGACATTCCTGTCGTCGCCGGTTATGGGATGGGATGGACGGAGCAAACAGAAATGACCCGCACACGCGGCGGCGCACTTCGTTCTGATTCTCGCGATCCGTACCGATACGCCAACGGAACGACAGCCGTCCTCGACAAAATTCAAGAGGGCGATTTGCTCGAAGTCTTTCGAAGCGTTGGAAAAAGAAGCGACGTTTTGTGGTCGGCTTTTCCTGACGACAACACCGCGCAAACACGACGCAACACGATTCTTGGCCGTCTGACTGATTACGGTGCGGCAGAAATTCAACAGGTCGGATCGACCGTCACATTTTCAATCGAGGAAGGTCTGTAATGGCAGAAAATCCAACATACACAACGGCGCAAATTATCGCGCTCGCCAAAGGCACAACGAATTGGTACGAGTACGCGAAGAGCGGATTCCAACACGTCAAAAATAATCAGGATGACATTTCCGCACTGTCCGGCGGCGGCACTCCTGGTTGGAACGCGGCGATTGATTCGCGTTGGTACGTTTCGGATACCAGTTCATCGACCACGACTTACACCGGCGTTACGAATCCAACCGCAACTGGATCTGATTCTTTAGCAACTGGCTATTCAATTATTTTTAAACCGGCGACGACAAACACCGGATCATCAACTTTGAACGTTGGAACTAGCGACGGCGCGGTCACAATCAAAAAATTATCTGGGGGCAGCTTACAAAATCTGGCGGCCGGTGATTTGGATTCTGATGCTTTTTATCTTTTAGCGTTTAACGGAACAAAC